GTTTGAGGAAACCGGGTACACTGCGTTAACAGTCCTTGCGAGAGCAGGGGTATGCTCTAGCCTCAAGAGTAGATGTTTTCCAGTGAAGGATTATGGTGTTTCAAACCAGTCCTTAACAGGACAAGTAGTTCGCCATAAGACGAATCCAACCAATAAACACTTAAATAATGTTAAAATATAAGAGATTATATAAATATAAAACTCGATATATTCAACACTTGTTTAAGGTTCTGTGTTGGATAAGGAGGTTTCTAATTAACGGTGACGAAGAGTCACCGGAAAAGAACCCTAGCTTACCTACCTGTCATAAACTCTTTGGTCCTTTGCTGCGCAAAATGGATAATGTGCTTCATGCACGTGGACCTATGGCCTTAATTAAATATATTAAAGAAGTCCGTAGGTTGTATTTATGTTACTTATCTGGTAACATATCTACGTCCAGTACAGTGAAAACCACTAAGGATGGAATTCCCATTGTCTTAGGTGACTTGATACCTGATATTCGTAGGGGAGTAAACTCGTCAAACATAAGAACGACCAGATTACTCACTACTTGTTTATTCAGTACAAGATCACTGAAAGCCAGGAATCCAATGGATATAAACCCAATTGAAGCTCCCGGATCAGGAGATCCTGAAACCGCGTTTCAAGTAAGTGAATATTCTACGGACTTTTGAAAGACAATAGGATATTACCCTAGAAATAGAGTACCAAGAGCACTTAAGTGAAAGAGGTTTCACTCAACAACTAAGAGTGGACCAAATGGACATGCTCTTTGAACATGTTTATCTGATCTAAACTCTATTCCTGATGATCTTTTAGAAGATATAAGGATAGTTGGAGGTGAAAAACTTTTTCAAAAGATGTTAGATCTTAAAGAAGGTCTCCAAGCGGAGATCTTCAGGGGAGTATTACCTACAGATACCGGCCGAATCAGAAAACTCGCAAGAGTTGATGATAAGGAAGGTAAAACTAGAGTAATAGCAATTTTAGATTACTTTTCGCAAAGTTGTCTAAAACCTCTTCATGAGTATTTATTTAAAGTACTTAAGAAGATCCCTCAAGATAGAACATTTTTACAAGGGGACTTTGAGAATATTATTATTAATTCAAAGTGATTCTATAGTGTAGATTTAACATCTGCAACTGATAGATTTCCTATTGATTTAATAAAT